CGATGCACACCTCCGCTGCCGCAAAGTGAGCTGGACACCATTTGGAACAGTGCAGTCGGATTCGGAAAAAAGTTAGAAAAGCAGGAAGGGTATGTTCCACCGGAGGAATACAACAAAAAACCCGAATGGGAAACGCCAATCCCCTTTGATGAATTTAATCTTCCTCCGTTTCCGGTAGAAGCTCTGCCAAAGGCGGTCGGAGATTATGCAGCGGCTCTTGCTGAAAGCACACAAACACCTGTGGATTTGGCGGCCACATCTTCCATTGCGGTCATGTCGGTCTGTATGCAGGGGAAGTTCAAAATAAGGGCAAAAGTTGACTGGACAGAACCTGTGAATACCTTTGTGCTGGATGTCATGAATCCTTCCGAGCGTAAGTCTGCCGTGGAAAATGCGATGGTTCGGCCATTGAATTTGTTTGAAACAGAACGCAATATACAGAATGCGGCGGCGATAGAGTCCAGTAAAATGCAGAAACGAATACTGGAACGCAGGCAGAAGGTGCTGGAAGACCAGGCATCCAAGGGCAAAGCGGATGCGGATGAGGTCAGAAGAATTGCAGAAGAGATTGCAGGCTACAAAGAAATGAAGCCAATGAAGCTGTATGTGGATGATATTACAACAGAAAAGCTGACATCGGTGCTTGCCGGAAATGATGGGCGGGCGGCGATTCTTTCCACCGAGGGCGGCATATTTGACACTTTGGCAGGAGCTTATTCCAAGACGGTCAATATTGATGTGATGCTGAAAGGCTATTCCGGGGACAGCATTCGTGTTGACCGTATCGGAAGAAACAGTGAAAGTATCATGAATCCGGCACTGACAGTACTTCTTATGGTGCAGCCGAGTGTTCTTTCCGGACTGATGCAGAACGGCACATTCCGGGGACGTGGACTGACGGCACGTTTTCTGTACTGCATTCCGGCATCCTTTGTTGGGAAAAGACGGTACCGTTCTAAACCGGTCTCGGACGAGGTTTACCGTGAATACGAGCTGTGCATCCGAAATCTGCTGGAGGACGAATGCGGGAAAGAAGCGGAAATCATCACTTTGTCAGATGAAGCAGATGCCATGATAGAAGCCTTTGCAGAAAGCCTGGAGCCGGAACTGAACAAAGGCTATGCCGACATCGTGGATTGGGCGGGCAAGCTGGTGGGAAATATCCAGCGCATTGCGGCACTGCTGTGCAGGGCATCCATACGCAGAAGCCATGACTTTTTGGATGTCCCGGAGCCGCTTGTGGTGGATGGACATACCATGAGCAATGCCATCAAAATCGGAGAGTATTTTATTGAACATGCAAAGGCGGCGTTTATGCTGATGGGTGCCGATCCTGTTATTAGTCAAAGCAAAAAGGTCATTTCTGTAGTGAAGGAAAATGGACTGACGGAATTTACCCGCAGAGATATTATGAGGCTCTGCCGTAATTTCAAGAAAGCGGAGGATGTGCAGCAGGTGTTGACCAGACTGACGGATTATGGCTATATCATGGCAAAGGAAGATGAAGCCTATTCCGGCAAAGGCAGACCTCCGGCACAGGTGTATCTTGTAAACCCGTATATCTATGAACAGTGAATATGAATTGTCCTTTTTGTCCTTTCTGTCCCTATGTCGTAAGCATATGTATGCGTGTATTTGTCCTTATAGTAACAGATACATATAGATACATATTTTTACTTATTTTTATATTTTCATTCTTACCCCATAGAGGACAGCGTGACAAAAAGGACAGAAATAAAAACCAGGAGGAATTGAGACTATGACATTTTATACCTATATGACACGGAACTATCTTAACGAGGATTCACCAGCAGGAGATCTGGCACAGGATATGTACCGGGAGAAAGAGACTTTTCCGAGAAACCGTCCCTGTAAATTTGATGGATGGTATCGGCTGATTCGAAGTTATCTGCTGCAAAAGAATGCCTGCATGGAGTGCCTTGCAACTTTTGATGAGTGTTGGGAGGAATATGTAAGATGCGAGAAAAAACGATTGAACAGAAAATTGTAACAGCAGTGAAAAAGGCAGGCGGCATTTGTCCGAAGTTCGTATCTCCCGGTTTCGATGGAATGCCAGACCGCTTACTGCTTTTACCGCATGGCAGGTTCGCCTTTGTGGAAGTCAAAGCACCGGGAGAAAAACCAAGACCACTGCAATTGGCAAGGCACCGACTTCTCCGCTGTTTGGGATTTAAGGTGTATGTCCTGGACAGTGAAGAACAGATTGGAGGGATAATCGATGAAATACGAGCCACATGAATATCAGAGGTATGCGGTCGAGTATATCAAAAGCCATCCTGTAGCAGCCGTTCTATTATCGATGGGACTTGGAAAAACATCTATATCGCTTATGGCAATCAATGATTTATTATTTGACAGTTTTGAAATCCACAAGGTGCTGATAATTGCACCACTCAGAGTGGCTTTATCTACTTGGGGAGCAGAAATTGAAAAGTGGGAACATTTGAAAAATCTGAAATATTCCATTGCAGTGGGTACTGAGCAAGAACGGCTTGCAGCATTAAATGCCGATGCAGATATTTATATCATCAACCGTGAGAATGTACAGTGGCTGATTGAAAAAAGCGGAGTGCCCTTTGACTTTGATATGCTAGTGGTGGATGAGTTATCGTCCTTCAAGAATCATCAGGCGAAGCGGTTCAAAGCACTGATGAAAGTCAGACCAAAGGTAAAACGAGTGGTGGGTCTGACAGGCACTCCTTCCAGTAATGGCTTGATGGACTTATTTGCAGAATTCAAACTGCTGGATATGGGAGCAAGGCTTGGCAGATTTATTGGGCAATACCGAAATGCCTACTTCTCCCCGGATAAGCGAAACGGTCAGATTATTTACAGTTATAAGCCACTGCCGGATGCTGAACAGCAGATTTATGAGAAAATCTCAGATATTACGATTTCCATGAAATCCACCGACCACCTAAAGATGCCGGAACTTATCAGTACCCAGTATGAAGTGGAATTATTGGAGGACGAAAAGAAAAAATATGAGGAACTGAAAAAAGACCTTATACTTCAGCTCCCGGACGGAGAAATCACAGCCGCCAATGCCGCATCGCTGACAGGAAAACTGTCACAGATGGCAAACGGTGCCGTTTATTCCGATGATGAGAGTATCCTGGAAATTCATCAGCGAAAATTGGACGCACTGGAGGATATTATCGAATCTGCAAACGGCAAGCCTGTCCTTGTGGCATATTGGTTCCGGCATGATCTGGAACGCATCAAGAAACGCTTTGTCGTGAGGGAAATCAAGACAAGCCGTGATATTGCCGACTGGAATAACGGCAGTATCCCTGTTGCTGCCATTCATCCGGCATCTGCAGGACATGGTCTGAACCTGCAAAGCGGTGGTTCTGCCTTGGTGTGGTTCGGTATTACCTGGTCGTTGGAATTATATCAGCAAACGGTGGCACGATTATGGAGACAAGGACAGACCGCAAATACGGTTGTTATTCAGCATATTGTTACGGTGGGTACAATTGATGAGCATATTATGCAGGCTCTTGAAAGAAAGGATGCATCACAAGCTGCATTGATTGAGGCGGTAAAAGCAGAAATTGGAGGTAAATGATGGACGGTTACATAGAACTTGCTAATGCGATTATAATTAAGGCTGCCAAGGATTACAAAAAAGCGTTAATAAAATTAAACCGAAATTGTAATAACACAATAGCAAAGACAGAAAAACAAGAAATAGAACGTTTTTTTAAAGGCTCATGGTTTAAGGTTTTAACAAAAGTGAGCGGTGAAACACTTATGAAACGCATACAACAGGAGGTAAATGTTAAATGACAGCTAAAGAATTTTTAAATAGAGCATATAAACTTGACCACAGAATCAACAGCAAGTTAGAACAGCTGGAATCGTTAAATGATTTAACACAGAAAATAACCACATCATTAAGTGCTGTGCCACCAAGTGGTACACGAAATGTACATAGGCTTTCTGATACGATTGAGAAGATTATCGATTTAGAAAACGAAATTAATGCCGATATCGATATGCTTGTTGACACAAAAAAAGAAATAATGAAAGCAATCAAAAGTGTTGATAGAATTGAATGTCAGTTGCTTTTAGAAAAGCGATACCTCTGTTTTAACACTTGGGAGCAGATAGCTGTTGATTTAGACTACTGTATTGACAATGTATATAAGCTACACCGCAGAGCTTTGAAATTAGTGAAAATAAATTGATGAGTACAGTAAATTCTACTATTTTCTACTATGGTGTTTATGTTATTATATAATCGACAGAAAAATAAAATTCAAAGGGCATTCCAAACGGAGTGTCCTTTTTGTATGCCAAGGAGGAAACAATGCCATACTTACCAAGAACACCCTGTCGACACCCCGGCTGTGCAAGGCTTGTAGATAACAAAAGTAAATACTGTGAGGAGCATCTACCACTGCACCCTGAGTACACAAGGTCAGCTGGTAAGCGTGGCTACACTTCCAAGTGGCAACGCAAACGAAAGCTGTTCTTAAAGAACCATCCTTTGTGTGTGATGTGCAAGAGTAAAGGTAAATACATAGAGGCTACGGTTGTCGACCACATCGTACCACACAGAGGTAATGAACAATTGATGTGGGACGAGAGTAATTGGCAAGCGTTATGCAAAGCGTGCCACGACAATAAAACAGGCAATGAAGATAGCTGTCCAACCTATGGTTATCCTATCCGGTAGGGGCGGTCAAAATCGTATAGTGGTACCTAAGAAATGGACAAATAACACAGGGGGGTATTATAATAATATTACAGTGCAATTTGTTATGGAGGTATCATGATGGGAA